CCGCAACTTCTTCTCGTTTCTCCGTGACCTGAAAGGAACCATCATGGCTAAGTTTTACGTTGCTGCGGAACCCATTCAGGGCACGAAGGTGAACGGCACTCGAGCCGTTGTCGTCGATGCCGTGGATGCGGCCATGGCCCGTCTTCTCGCATCGAGCCTGTACGGGGAAGACAGTGGCTGGACCGATTCTACGCCTGTCAATCTTACGGCTGCCTTCGCGGCCACTTTCGTGAACTTCAAGTACCGATTCCGCGTTTCGGGTCACGCGGGACAGCCGGACATTCTCGACTACACCTATACGGCTGGGGCGGAGACCACGGATCAGGCTGCGGCTTCGATCGTCGCCGCACTTGCGGCCATAGGTGGACCGTTCGTCGGCGCTAAATACGCCACTCCTCTGCTCACGCCCTCAGTCGCGGCCCAGGGTATTGGGGACCATCGGCTTAGTGTCGAGATCACTCCGGCGGGGTCGGCTACTCCGCTGGCGTCTCTCGTTGGTGCGATCGTCCACAACGGCATTGCCGCTGCGGATCTTTCGGTCGTTCTCGTGATTCCGGCCGGCGCGGTTATTCCGGTCGTTGGTGCGATTGCCTGAGAGGACATCATGGCCAAGTTTCTCGTCGTTCCGTCCAGCGAAATCAGTCCTCGGGCCGATGGCATTCGCGCCGTCGTTGTTGATGCCGCGAATGCGGCCGAGGCCAAACTTCTCGGATGCTATCTGTCCGATAGCGACGGTCCGTGGTCCGACTCCACGGCAACCGATCTGACGGCTGCCTTCGCGGCCTCGTACGTCGGGTTCAAGTATCGGATCCGTGTTTCGGGTGCAACCGTGAATGATCCGAACGCACTCGACTACACATACACGGCTCCGGGAGCCTTGACTGTGGATCAGATTGGGGCAATCATCACGGCCGAACTCGTCGCTCTTGGCGGTAAGTGGATCGGTTCCACCTACAACAACGCGACCAACGTTCTCGAAATCGCGGCTGCCGCTGCGGCCATCGGGGATCGAAAGATCCAGGTCGACATTACGCCGAAGAACTGCGCCAATCCTCTGTCGACTCTCGTGGGAGCGATCGTGGATGGTACTCCCGGCGGTGCTGCGGCCCTTTCGGTTGTACTTACGTCTCCGGCCGCCATTCCCATTGTTGGTGCGACTATTCGTTGAATCATTGAGAGGGGGGCCTCCTGGCCATACCAGGGGGCCCCAAACCCCATGGCAAGTGTGAGATTCATCCCGAAGGGCGAGAACGACCGTGGACCAAAGTTCGAGGCGGTCGTCAACAGCGGTGGTAGGGACTGCCCCATCAAGTCCAAGCAGATCACGGCTCAAGATGTGATGGCCCTCCACCCTGGGAAGCGCGGGGCGTACCCTCGCGGCGTGGACCGGAGGTGAAATGACTCTTCTCCTCGTCCAAGACGACGCCGGTTCTGTGGTTGGGGCGAACGCCTACATCGACCAGACCGATTTCGAGGACTACCACGACGCTCGCGGGAACGACTATGGTTCCCCTTCTGGTACCGATATCGAGAACGCGATCATCTTGGCAACCGACTATCTCGACAGTCGGTTTCGTTTTGTGGGACAAAGGATCTCATTAGAGCAACGAACTGCCTGGCCCCGAATGGACGCGATCGACTTTGATGATTTCGTCCGGATCGGGATCCCGACCGAGGTCAAGGAGGCGTGTGCCGATTACGCGTTCATCGCCTTGACGGCAGATCTGATCCCCTCTCCGACTCCAGACCCCCTGGGCCAGGTCGTGGTCGAGAAGTCCTCGACGGTTGGCCCTATTTCAGAATCGGTTCGGTATGGGCAGACGGGTGCCATGTTCGTCTTGCCGAAATATCCGAAGGCGGATCAGAAACTGCGTCCCCTCACGGTGGGGAGTGGCCAAGACCTCGTGAGAGGGTGACGTGGGACACTACGATTCCGCGATCGACCTGGCCGATCGCCTAATCACCGGGGCCGGCGAAGTCTCCTCCCTCATTCGGTCGCAGGGGGACGTGGCCTTCGACCCCTCCATGCCGTGGAAGCCTGGACCGGCCACCATCGAGACCTATTCTGTCGAGACGGTCTATCTCAACACGTCGATCCTTCGCCGCGATGCCCTGGTGAAGCAGGGCGAGTCATTCGTGATCATGGCGGCTAAGGGAATGACCGTGATCCCGGACCCCACCACGGACCATCTGTTGCGTGCGGACGGGGTCACACGGTACTCCATCATCTCGGTCGAGCCTCTCGCGCCAAATGGTCAGACAATCATCTACGAAATCAAGGTGAGGGCCTGATGTCTGCCACCTACGATCTGGCGAAGGACGAGATCTTCGGTGTCTTCAAGACGATGTGGGACGCAGACACCCCATCGGTCACCCCCGACCAGTCCATTCCCATGGTCCGTTACGAGGGTGTCTCGGCGCCGGACGACCCTGATCCCACCCTCCCCTGGGCCATGGTAACTCTGCGTCATGTTGGAGGTCGGCAGGCTTCATTTCCGGACCCCCTGGGCAAATCCATCTATGAACGTACTGGTATAGTAACAGTATCGGTCTTCTCGCCTCTCGCACTTGGCATGTCTCTCGGCTACGAACTTGTGAGGATCGCGAAGAGTGCCTACGAGGGGAAGACGACTACGCACGGCGTTTGGTTCAAGAATGTTCGGATCAACGAGGCAGGTCTCGATGGCCCATGGTACATGTGGAACGTCGTCTCGGAGTTCGAGTACGACGAGATAGTTTGAGGAGGACGTATGGTCACCCCGGCGAAGAAACTCGATAGCAATACGGTTGGTCTTTCCTTTGCGGAGGAGACCAGCATCGGTGTCGTGGCTGGAGGGGCGGAGTGGTACGGACTCGACCCGAACTCCTTCGCGGACTTCGGCGGATCGATCAAGACCATGGCTCGGCGCCCGATCAGCCCGTCGCGACAGCGGAAGAAGGGCGTGACGGTCGACTTCGACGCCTCGGGGGGGTTCGGGATCGACCTGACCCAGACAAATCTTCAGCGGCTACTTCAGGGGTTCTTCTTCGCCGACCTTCGGGTGAAGGCGGAACTCTCCATTACGAACGTGAAACAGGCCGGTATCGAAGAGGACTATGAGCCTGCCGCTGGTGGAGACGGTTTCTTCGCGAACGACCTTCTCTTCGCGAAGGGATTCGCGGTTGCGGGAAACAACGGTCTGAAATTGGTGGTCAGTGGCGCGGCTACGTCTGTCGTGTCGACTACTGCTCTCACGGCTGAGGTCGTCCCAGCTCCTCGAGGAACGATTTCCCGTGTGGGGCACCAGTTCGCTACGGCGGACGCTCGGATCGATTCCTCGGGCACGTATCCGAAGATGACGACTGAAATCGCTGGAAAGGATCTCACGAAGCTTGGGGTCCTTCCCGGGGAGTGGATTTATATCGGCGGGGATACGGCCGTCATGACGTTTGCTACTGCGGCCGACAACGGATGGGCTCGTATCCGGTCCGTGGCTGCGCACTACTTGGAGTTCGACAAGACCTCCGGCACCATGGTGACCGACAATGGGGCTGCGAAGACCATCCAGATCTTCTGCGGACGCGTCCTGAAGAACGAAGTCGGGACCGATATCGTTCGTCGGACGTACCAGCTCGAGCGCACCCTGGGGGCCCCTGATGAGGCCCAACCGACACAGATCCAGTCGGAGTACGTCATCGGTGCCGTTCCGAACGAGTTGACGATCAACGTGCCGATCGCGGACAAGATCACTGCGGATCTCTCCTTCGTCGGGATCGACGTTGAGCAGAGGACTGGGGTGACGGGGGTCAAGACAGGGACGCACAACGCCGTCGCCGAGGCGGATGCCTTCAACACGTCCTCCGACTTCGCCCGAGTCCGCATGTCGGTTGTCGGAACTGCGACTGCTCTCTTCGCCTACTTCACCGAACTGAAGCTCACGATTAAGAACAACGTGAGCCCGAACAAGTCGGTAGGGGTCCTTGGGTCGTTCGAGGTGACGGCTGGGATCTTCGAGATTTCGGGGTCCTTGACCGCGTACCTTGCCGACCTCGCGGCCACCGCGGCCGTCCGGTCAAACTCCGACATCACTCTCGACATCGTTCTGGCGAAGGCGAATACCGGTATCGCGATCGACTTCCCCATCATTTCCCTGGGTGACGCCAGGGCGAAGGTGGAACTCGACAAGGCGATCATGCTGCCCTTGACCATGGACATGGGGACAGGTGCGAAGATCCTGGCCACCCAGGACCATACGGTCCTCATGTCGTTCTTCGACTACCTGCCGACCGTTGCGTGCTGAGACCTTTCCCAAGGGCCCAGGCGGAGAAGAGGGGCTCCCCTGGGCCCGATCTTTCAACCCCTCGGGAGGATCCCCTCATGTCTCTCTACAAAAAGTTTCAGACGGACGATTCCGTCGAGGTAGGCGGCGTGGTCCTCGACTACGGGGACGGGTGTCGGATTCGAGTCAGGCGGGCCGGCGGGGCCAATAAGGAGTACATCAAGTCCCTCGAGAAGTTCTCCCGGTCCCATCGATTCCAGATCCAGTCCAACCGTATTTCTTTCGACGAGTCGCGCCGGATCCTTGTCGAGATCTACGCCTCGACGATCGTCCTGGGCTGGGAAGGCGTCACCGATAAGGATGGGAAGGAGCTTCCCTTTTCCCGTGAGAACTGCATCCAGCTCTTTCAGGATCTGCCGGACCTCTTTCAGGACGTGCAGGATCAGGCCGGGAATGCGGCCATCTTCCGGGCGAGCATCGACGAGGTCGACGCAAAAAACTGACCGACGTCCTGCTCTGGCAACTGGAGCAGGGCGACATAGCGGAATTCATCGCGGAGCGTTGTGCGAGAGATGGTAGGCCCTTGCCGGTGGCCATAGCGAACGCCCCTGAACTGTTCCAGGGCCTCGAGCTGTACTTCCGGGCGTATGGTCATCTCAGCACTTGTAGGCCCGCGGGGTTTGGTGGGCCTTGCCCCATTCCATGGACGGCAGTCTCACATTACGCCGACGTGAACGGGTTCGACGACGAGGCAAGAGACCGTCTCGAATTCTTTGTCGGTAGAATGGACGTAGTGTTCATGAAATGGTTCGAAAAGAAAAATGGCAGACTTCAAGGCGAGACTCGACCTCGCGGGTCGTGGGATCGCGAAGACCGTTGAACGGGTCATGCGGAAGGCGGCGCTGGTCATTGACCGAGAGGTCGTGCGGCGCACTCCCGTTGATACCGGACGGGCGCGGTCGAACTGGATCGTCACCTTCTTCGAGCCAGCGGATTACAGCCGGGTCAACATCGATCACGACGGTGCGGCCGGTCTTGCCGAGAGTGCGGCGGCAGTTGCCGCGTACAAGGTCGACCTGGGCCCGATCTACATCACGAACAACGTCGTGTACATCGTGAAGTTGGAAAATGGTTGGAGCCGGCAGGCGCCGGCCGGAATGGCGAAGCAGGCGGTCTTGGCGGGGGCCGAGGTAGT